ATGCATAAAAAGCCAATGACAGATAAAGAGCTAAAATCACTAAAGCCAACAGATAAGATATATCGCAAAAGCTGTAGCTATTGTGGATTGATGGTTAGGGTTATGCCAAGTGGAAATAAATATTTTGAATTTGAAAACAAAGCTAATAAAATACGCCTAGCTATAGGCGAGTATGGGGATATTAGCCTAAATAGGGCAAAAGAGATAGCATTTGATATGCTAAGTCGCTTAAAATCTGGCGAGAATTTAAAAAATAGTGGCGTTACATTTGGCGCTTTGGCTGATAGATTGCTAGAGATTAAGAGTGCCACGCTAGCGCCAAGTAGTATAAAGCGTGATAGAATTTTGCTACAAAAGCCTAAAAAACTCCTAAATATGGATATAAGCAAGATAACAACGCTTGATATAATAGAGGTTATAAAAGAGTTTGAAAATGGCTCTGATACGCCAAAAAGGCTCTTTAACCTAATCTCTCAAGTCTATAAATCAGCCAATCACATAACAAGAAATATCACAACTGATATAAACTACAAATATACATTTAAATCAGTTAGTAAGCAAAACTACCCTACTCTTACAAAAACTAGCGATATAAAAGCTTTGATGATGGCTATAGATGAGTATAATGGATATATAGCGACTAAATACGCTCTAAAATTAGCAATTTACAGCGCAGTGCGGCCATTTAACGCTAGGTCTGCTCACTGGGATGAGATAGATTTAAAGAGTAAAATTTGGACAATACCAGCTAATAAAATGAAGATGAAGCGTGAATTTGAGCTGCCATTAAGCACAAGTTTGGTAAGAATTTTAAACGAATATAAAGAGATTCAAGGCTGGGGCGGATATCTATTTAAGAGTTTAAAAAGCGATCTAAGACCGCTAAGCGAAAATGCGCTAAATACCGCTTTAAGGCGTATGGGATACACTAAAGATGAGCTTGTCTCTCACGGATTTAGAGCTATGTTTAGCACATTGGCTCACGAAAATTTAGAAGCACATAAACAAAGTAGCGAGATAATAGAGCGTTGCCTAGCTCATCAAGATAAAAATAGCGTAAGAGCAGTATATAACCGCTCAAAGCAGATAGAGTATATGCGTAAGGTTATGGAGTGGTGGGGAGAGTATTTAGATAGGCTTTTATTAGATAAAAATAGTTAATAAAGCACTTAAAATATAAATATTATAAAATATGCTTTTTAATCTTTTTCTTCACTACTGGGCTTTGCTTAATTCTGTTTTTTAACTCATTTAAAAAATTTTGCGACATCTCATCACACTCTTGTAATGTCGCATTATCTATAAGTTCATTTTTTGATTTTAAAAAACATTGATTGCAGTCTATAATGCAATCTTTAGTTATAAAATCATAATCTCCAGCTTTGATATCTATAATACATTCTAAATAGGCCTGATTGTTTGTGCGTTTGGCAAATAGCGATGAAGTTATCATATTTAAAAGTAGCATATTATCATCATTATATGGAATAATTATATACATATGTGCTGCTACTTTAGGATTGCTCTTTACAAACTCAGGGTCTCTATATCGTATTATAAATTTATGTGGGTTAGCTATGGCTTTTTCTAACTCGCTAATAGTCACTCAAAATCCCCAATAAACCACTTTTTATTTAATTCTACTTGCTCTTTAGGGATACATTCAAATGGGCTGTTTTCAGGATTATCACTAAAAAAATCTAATATATTCATATCTACGCTTTTTTTTATTTTAAGCTCCTTTTCATGCTTCTTCCACTCATAATAATCGTGAGTGAAATTTACAAGCTCCCACTCTCCATATTCACCAAAATTTTCAATAGCAAAATCTAGCGCTTCTTTATCTGTTTCGCTAAGCTCATCATAATCTTCAATATCATCTATAACTTTAACATTAAATTTATCATAGCTTCTTATTAAGCTTTTTGCATATTCCTTATCATCTGTTAAAATTTGATAATAATGCTCTTTCATGATATCAAATGCTATACTAGCTACTGGCCCATTTGGCATAGCTATAAATTTATCTTTTGCTATTAATCTACCATAAGCTCTTAAATGATATCTTTGTGCGAAAAAAAATAACTTTAAAATAGCCATCCGATTTGCTATTTTATCTTCATTTTGACTTGCTTTTATTATTAAATAGTGCAAGGCTTGTATAATTGCTCTTACTTCATCCATTTATCGCCTTTGAAATTTAGTTGCAATTATACCACAAATGGGCTGAGTCATCCCCTAGCCCTTTCTAATCTCTTAATTAAGTTATTAGCTCTCCTAGGTGTTTGCTTAGCCCATTTAGAGTTTTTGATATTCTCTATAGCCTTAGAATAATCTAAAAGCTTTAGATATTTTTGTGTATTTACAAAGCTACCAAAACCTTTAATACCTAGCTGATAAATCATATCATAGATACCTATTTTTACCACTTCAGGAAGAGTGTCTATCCAGCTATAAACTTCATCTACGCTCTTTATAAGCTTACTTACCTTAAGATTTAAAATTTGAGTAGCTACTTCCTCACTCATTGGCTCTATAAAGCCACCATTTAGAGCTAACTCATCTTTACTTAGATACTTCACATTAAAGCCATATCCGATAGTATCCACTCCCTCTGAGCATTGATACACATTAGCCCTAAAGCCTTCTTCTCTTTTAAGCTCATTTATAAGCTCTATCTTCCCATCTTTACTTAAACTCATTTTAACTCCTTAATCTCTTAATTTTATATTATTCTCTTGTCTTCTAGCTGCTTGAGCCGACCTAATGCCTTGTAAAATTGATTGAGTATCTCTGGTGCTGCTTTTAACCTCTAGCAAATCCTTTTCTATCTTATCTAGCTTTGTATTTGCTAATTGCTCTAGCATTTTAATCATCGTGAGTTGATTAGTAGAGTTACTCTCACTAACTAAGTGTTGTTTTTGTAGCTCTGTTACAATAGCTTCTTTGCTAGATTTTATTTCGCTGATAGCTTCATCAATTTTCTCTGCTACTAAATCTACATGCTGTCTATTTAGTTTGCTCTCTCTTAAATCTTGAATTCTTCCCTCATAAAGCATCTTAGAAATCTTAAAAAATGACACCACAGCCGCTATCAAAAGAGCGATGATACCACCGCTCTCAACTGCTTTTAAAACTTCATTTTCCATTATTTAAAGCTTCCATTCCATAGTTTAACTCCATAATATATAGATATAGCTCCCATACCATATCACTCGCCTCTTTTTCGCTCTTAGCCCTCTTACTAAAATCAATTTTAGTTGGCTGATATAGGCTCATTGGTATATGAGCTTTTGGCGTTGCTTGTGGTTCTGTTATTCTCACGCTCCCACAACCGCTCATAAACAGCATTAACAGCGTCAATACAGCTATTTGTATTATTTGAAACTTCTTTGACATATACCCTCTCTATCTCCTTCTTGCTCTTTAATTCACTTAAGCTCTCTAAGCCTTTTGAGAACTCCAAATTTAGCTTTTCTATCTCATCTTGCCACTTCTCATTAGCCTTAGTAACTAAAAGATTTATAGAGTGTTGCTCTTTTAGCTCATCTTGTAAGCTACCATTTTGCCACCACAATAGCCCTAAAATGAGAGCCAATATCCCATAAACTATGTATCCCAATTTATTCTCCTACTATTTTTATCTTCGCAGCTGAGCAAAGCCCAGCTTTGCGACCAAAGGTGAGCCTTTGGAAACGCACTAAAGCCCCGCAAGCGGGGTACCCCTATTTTTACCTACTTTTAACGCACGAACAAAGTCCGTGCTAAAGTAGCAAACACTAAAGCCCCACTTTCGTGGGGTTCCCCATCATTCACCTACCATATCTTGATTTATATCATAGGGCGTTACTGGCACATTCCACGCTTTAGCAAGTTCAATAGTCTTTGCGTCGCTTCCAAAATTAAGATTTGTTAAATCAACTTCAATATTATTTGGATAAGAGCTATTATTATAGGTTAGCGTTTTGCTCCAATTTGCTATAGATAATTTAAGCTCGTATTTTGTTAAATATCCATAACCGCCATAAGTTGCGGTTCCATTTGTGATGCTAAACTTCGTTGGCTTATAGTTATGAAAGGTAAAAATCCACTCATTATAGTTTTGGCTAGAGCCTAAAAAGCTCTCTGGCCAACTGCTCGGATTATTATTAAGCATTCTTAGCCCATAAGTAGCCCCATAATAGCTTATAACGCCTAAAGTGATACTTACTCTCACTTCACCATCAGCTAAGGCGTAATCACTAGGCACAGGCTCCCAGCTATCGCCTTTTGGCTGGATTTCATCTTTAGCAAATACTGCGTCAATGTTTAGGCCATCACTGCTAATGTTAGCGTATTTCGCTGTTAATTTCTCGCCTAACTCATTATATATAGCCACATTCTCCCACGCTTGTCCGTAAGAGCCAGCATATGTAATAGGCTTAAATGCTATAGTTAAATCACCGCTTAATCTCTCATCAGCATATAAGTTATAATCTGCGTAGGCTCTTAACTCACTAGGTAGCTCATAGCCTAAGTATTTAAAAGTAGCTACTAATTGAGCGTAACTCGCCCCTTGTAGATTTGTAGCTATGTGATTAACCTTTGAGCCTAACTCTTGAATAGTAGCGTTTTGATTAATAGCTTGATTTAGCGTATTTTCATCTATACCGCCACCGCCGCTATTTATCTCACTTTTTAAGGCATAGCTATTTAATTCATCTTTAGTAGCTAAGCCATCTAGGCTACTTATATCAGCTTTTAAGTTTAGCTCATCTTTGGTGGCATATGTAGCCTTGTCAGTAGTATATGTAGAACTATCTAGTTTAGCATTTACTTCATCTTTAGTAGCTAAAGTGTTTAAATCCGATAGATTAGCTTTCGTTAATAGCTCGTCCTTAGTGGCTAAAGTGTTTAAATCACTCTTTAAAGCATATGTAGCTAAACTAGCTACTAGATTATTATGATTTTCTAAACTCGCTTTAGTTAGAATTTCATCACTTAAAATCGCTATTTCATTGTCTATTTTAGCGTCCAATTGCGCCATTTTAGTGTTTAACTCACTATTATCAGAGCTGACACCAGCAACTTCAACTATATTATCATCTAGATTTAGGGCTTCTTTAAGCTCATTAGATATGAGATAAAAGCTATCTTTGCTAATAGGATTTATAACCATAGCTATATTATCATTAGGTTTATCAATACTATTATATTTCTCTAATTTACTAAGGGCTATCTCCTTAATCTCATCTTTGCTTAAATTGCCATCTTTAATTAGCATTGTTACACATTTTAATGCCATTTATAACTCCTTATTATTTTTATCTTCGCACGGCAACAAGTCGCCGTTTGCGACAGGGAGTTACACTCCCTTGACCCACCTAAAGCCCCGCAAGCGGGGTACCCCTATAAAAATCCGTGGCGAAGCCACCCATTGAAAGGCTTTTCCAGGGGGTTAGGGGTTGTTAAGGGGGAAGGGGTAGCGGCTGCCAAAAAAGCGCTCCCCCTTCCCACTTAAAGAAATATCTTTAATATCTTAATTTGCTCCTATTTTTAAACACTTTAAATCTATGATACCACTTCACCCAAAAATAAAATAGTTTAGCTTTCCATTTAGCCACACCTATATCCATCATCGCTATATAAAACATCTCATCAGCTTTTTCATAACCATATTTATCTACATTAGCACACATATAATCGTGTATTACCACCGCGCTAAGGTATTCAGGCGAATTTGGCGGGAAAAGGCTCCAAAACACTCTAGGGATATTAGCCCCATTGGTTACAAAGCCTTTAGGGATATTTATATCCCTATATGATAAATCCTTATATACTCGGAATTTATCTTTATCTATTGGCTGGACTACTACTCTATCCATTCTATCCCCTTAAGCTCATCTATGCTACTAGCACTATTAACCCTAGTTCTTAGCTCATCGTGTTTAAATAGCACGCTCTCACTATGATTAGCCGCTGCGATACCAAAGGATATAAACTCATCTTTACTAAAGCGGACAACCCTATTATCCTTATTAATCCAATTGATATTTTCTATAGGCACTCCAGCTGCTTGGGACAATAGAATTTGGCTTATCTTGCCATTGATATTGACCTTGCTATCGCTATCAAGTTGAAAAACATTATCTTTAAACTCAAACGAAGCTAACTTCCCAGCCTTCAACTCTGCTAACTCTTCTAATTTCACCGCCTTAGCATCATCTAAGCTAATATCTCTTAGCTCATAATCTATATGATAAGTATTGCTAGGCTCATCATATCTATCTGTTTTGATAATCTCTTTATAGATATCATCGTTTCTATCTATAGGCTTACTCTCTATAACCCTAGCTACTTTTAAAGCTCTTAAAGTTTCATCATCACAACTATCTAAAAAGTATGTATCCACCCCTTGATGAGTTTCGTTATTCTCATCACGAAATTCTACTTCTTTGTAGAATATACCACCACTAATTAACTCTTTTTTTATTGTGTCATAAAACATTTTTATCTCCTTTAATAATATATTTTTATCTCTAGCTTATATCTTCCACCGTGGTCATACCACCCCTGTGCTGCGTTAGCTGAGCCTGTGTTATACTCTTCATACTGCATAGTAGAAGGCAAAGTAGCTATATCATAGTTATAAACTGCTATCTCACCTGTGTAATGATGAGTAGCACAATGCATACCCCACCAAGTTTGGTTTAACGCTGCGCCATTTGCTGTAGTTTTATAGGTAAAGCCACCAGTACAAGTGGTCTTAATACTTAATAAACCTTTCTTACCTACTGCTTGTGATGGTAGATTAATGACTTGCCCATATGTAGTAAAAGTAGCACTAAATAGATTAAAATAATTCCCACTAACCCCACTAACCACATTTCCATCAATATCTTTTATTTCTAGAGCTCCACCATTTAATAACACCCCTAACTCCTTGTAATCCTAACTAAAGAGCTACTCACAACTACATAAGAAAACACTTCATTAGCCCCAAAGCCACTTTGAGCTATCCTAAAGTTAAATGGAGCTGAAAAAGCTTGGATATTAGCCCCTTTAGCTATGAATATCTCACCAGTTTGACCTACATTAGCCGCTGCATTAGCTACTGTTATATTTGTTGCTGCTGTTAGATTTAAGCTAAAGTTAATACCATTATTTAAATCTATTGCCCCACCAGTTACTGCTACAAAAGCCCCACGCTTTTTAACATAATTTCTATTAGCTAACTGAGTATCAGCTGTAGGTAGTATAGAGCACACAGGCACTGCTGAGAATGTCTTAACTCCTGCTATTGTTTGGTTACCAGTTAGATTAACTGTAGCGTTAGCATTAGCTTTGGTATTTAGTTGAGCTAAATTAACTGCGTGAGTATTTGCTGTGGCATTTGGCACCACTACAGGGCTAGAAAAGGTTTTAATTCCAGCTATTGTTTGATTGGCTGTGAGCTTTACTGCTGTATTACCTACGCTATCTACATAAGCTTTATTAGCTACCTGATTATTGGCTGTTGGATTTGTAGCTGATATAGGCACTGCTGAGAATGTCTTAACTCCTGCTATTGTTTGGTTACCAGTTAGATTAACTGTAGCGTTAGCATTAGCTTTAGCATTTAGTTGAGCTAAATTAACTGCGTGAGTATTTGCTGTAGCGTTTGGCACTACTACAGGACTAGAAAAGGTTTTAGTCCCAGCTATAGTTTGATTACCTGTTAGCTTTACATTAGCAGCGTCTTTGGTATTTATACTCCCAGTTAGTGTAGCCTTTAGCTCATCTACATACTCTTTAGTAGCTAGCTCGGGGCTTTGGATAAGGGCTTCTTCGCTCTTTAGGCGCTCTTTAGTCTGATTTAGCACTTCTATATCACTATTTAGCTGATTAATCTCGCTTTCTAAATTAGTTATTTGAGATGATTTAGTAGCTATATCACTCTCATATTGTCTCTTTTGAGCTTGTAGAATTTCGGTATTTTCACCAGCTTGCTCTTTTTCATTTATTAGCTCTGTTATGGTAGCTAGATTAGCTTCTAAGGCTCTTTTTTGCTCATTTAGAGTTAATAGCTCTTGTCGTTTTGCTGGTATTGATTGCTCTTTATCTAATATATCAGCTTCTACGCTTTTAAGCTCATTTTGTTTAGCTAGTTTGGCTTCATCCACAGGGATTTTAGCATCAACTCTAGCTATTAGCTCATTTATCTCCTCTTTGGTATAGGCATTAGCTTGTATAACATTAGAGCTAAGCCTATTAAGACGCTTAAAGTCATCACTAACAACTATATAGCTCACTCCAGCATTCTGGCCACTACTATATGCGTGTGATACATAGCATATATAGCTTTCCCCAGGGTTCCCACTCTCTTGTTTAGATAGTTCAGCCTTTATACCAGCTACTATATCATCTATGCTTCTAGTGCTATCTAGAACTATCTTGTCATATTTTTTAACTTCCATTACTCTATCTCCACTTTATCATATTTAATTCTATTATTAATCTCTGTCTTGATAAGCTCTTTTATGCTATCAACTTCACTTAACACACCTTGGATTTTGGCTTCTAATCTCTCATTTAAAGCTGTGAAATTATCATATTCCACACCATTTATCACTACCTTTTTAGGCGTAGGGTCTAGGCTATTAACTAATTGAGATTGAACTTCTTTGCCTGTGATATTAGCCTCTTTCCAAAAAGCTGCTACCGCATCTATCTTAGCTTCCAATTCAGCTAGTCTGTTTGGCAAGGCACTATCTAGATAGCTTATTAGCTCATCTAGCTTATCAATTTTGCTATCAGTTACTATACTACTCACTACTCACCCTTTCCTATAAAGCTACTTAGATACATTATCTTAGAGCTATTTTTGAGATTTTCTATTGTGTCTTTATCATCTTGAGCGATATCTTCTAAGACTAGACACAATATACCGCTATTTTTTAGCACCACTAATTCCCCTTCATAACCCCAAAAAACACTATTTTTATCCTCTAGTATTGGGGTATGAGCTATAACACTGCGATTTAGCTTACCACCTATGGCGCTGCCATCTATCTTGCCTGTAGATATATCATAACTACTCATTTTTACTCCTGTTTTGTTATAAAGACTATAAACTCTAGCCCATTAGCTGGAATTTCATAAAATACCACTCCGCTCTTATCACTATTTAGCTCATAATCCTTAGCAAACACTGCTTCATATAAGCCATCAAAAACTATTCTAACCTCTTTAAAGCTATTAACGCTTAAGCCATTAAAGCTAAACTCATCTTTTACCCCATCACCAACGCAAACTATATACTCACTGTTTAAAATACCTTTAGCGATATAGTTTTCGTTTAATATACCTACATTAAAGCCTACTTCGCTACCAGCTTCAAACTCTAGCTTCTCTCCATTATTAGCAAATAGTTTTGCTTGATATCCGCTTTTAGCTTGTAGCTCTCCTTGGTATATAATAGACTTTGTGTTGTCTAGCTCATCAAGGATTTTTACCTTAACCACACTTGGCGTATCTAGTGGATTAAACGCTGATATATTAATAACTGCTTGGCTATTAATATTAACCCTGTTATTGCCACTAAAACTAATTGATTGTAACTTCATATCATCACTCCTAAATAGTTATAAAACTGACTATTTCTAATCATAATATCCGCTTCATTTAGCATTAAATCCAGTTTATCTAACCTATCTTTAGCTAACTCATTGCTACTTTGATACTCATCTTTTAGCTCTGCTAAGCTTGGCAATTCTAGCTCATATTTAATCCTATAAGCCATCGTAGCACCAGCTTTTATAGTTAGGGCTAATCTATTAGCTGATAATTTAGCATTAGCGTGGATTACCTCCCCTTTTAATAGATAAGTAGCCTCTACTATCTCATCACTTTCAAACTTCTCTAAAATTTCATAAGATTTAGCATTATAAGAGCTTAAAGTAGCCCCAGCCATATCAGCTATCAAAACACATTGAGATAAATCATCTTTAGCATTGCTAACTCTATTTAAAATTTCTAGCTTTATAGAGCTTATATCATCTATAGCTTCATTAGCCTTATTAGTTAAATTATTTAGCTTTATATCTACTTCTTTATTGATTAGCTCATTTTTAGCTAGATTTTCATCTAGACTTTTAAATATCTCTTGATTTATAGCTATACTATTTTGAATTTCACTATTTTTACTATCTATATACTCTTTTATACTCTTAGAATTTTGAGTAAATTCACTATTTTTAGCATTAAAATCACTATATGAGCTATCAAAATTAGATTTCATTAAATCTATCTGATTTTTTATCGCTTCAATACTGTTTTTAGCTGAATTTACACTACTATTTATCCCCACTACTTCACTAGCTCTATTTTCTAACTCACTCTTAAATCCATCTATTTGCGCTTTTGTAGCCTTGACATAATTAGTATTAGCACTCACATCACTATAAGCTCTATCTACAGAATCTTTTAAGTTCTGGATCACTGATTTAGCTGCTAATATCTCTTCTTTTATCTGCGTACTTAAACTATTAGTTTGTAAAACACTATCATATCTATCTAAAATTTCTTGACAAATTTGTGTAAATGCTTTTTGAATTGCCATTATCTTACCCTTTCACTCATCACTCTATCTAAATCTTTAATATCCGCTCTTTGGCTAGAAGTTACGCCATTTTGATAATCTATAAAGTGCTGTATAAACTTCTCTACACTAAGCCCTCTAATCTTGCTATTATCACTTAGATAAAAATCCAGCTCACTCAAAAACGCTTCATCCCACGCATAATAAGCATTTAAAGCCTTTGTTACCACATATGGCTTAGCATATCCCCATCTATTTAAAGCTTTTTGTAGATCATTAACCTCATAACCATCATAAATAGTAGCTTGATACGCCATCATCGCTTTTCTAGCTAAAGATATAAAATAGCTTTGATTTTGTGCTACCGCACTAACGCTAAAACAAAATAGATATAATAAAGCTGAGTTTAAATTCTCATCATCATAGCCAAAGCTATCATCATAAATCTCAAATTTGCGTATAAAATAATACTCATCAATATGACGATACACCTCAAAAAATCTCTTATCGCACTCCACTAACTCCAGTGGCTCTATCTCATCACTGATTGTAGCAGCCGCCCTATATATCAGACTATCTACCAAATCACTACTTGCAGGCGGCGGATGATCACCCTTTAAGGCAAATTCCGCCCTTTTGATAAACTCCGCCTTGGTCATCTCAAACCTTTAGATTATGTAACCACGCAAAAGCATATGGAGTACAAACCCTTAGAGTAAATTCATTTATAATCTCATATAGCTCAGCATCATCAGTTGTCTCTCTTTTTTTCTCTGCCATTGGACGCCAATTGACCTTGACTATATCATCAGGCTTAAGTGCTATGATCTCATCATCTTTTAGATATGGGCTTAGCATTACTTGGATATTTGTGCCATAAGCTGTATTTCCAATGTGAGTTACATTATTATCAATTCTACTTGTATTTAACCCACTCACATGAGCTTTAGAAAAGATAATATCATCTAGCTTATCTTTTTGCTTATCATTCATCATTAGAATTCTATATGGCGAACCATTTAGATACCCTATTTTTAAAAGCTCTCTAATACTGTCCCAAGTTAGATCCTTCAGACCAGCATCAATCTTATTAGACGCTGTAGCAAAGCTCTTTAGCCCACCACACTTCCCAGCAACCTTAGCACCAGCTGTATTTACTCTAGCTACTGCTGTTTGCTCACTTAGTAAAATTTTCTCTAAAGTCTTTTTGAATTGGATCAAGGCTTGCTCTCTTTGAGCAGCTATTACCTTTTGACCATTAACTCTCATCGCCTCAGCTTCAGACCCAGTTACCCCAAAGGCTTGTTTTAGAATTTGGTAGTGATTTTCTAGCCTTTTACCAGTGTAATGACTCACACTACTCATACGCCCACCCTCATCACTAGCCGTGCTAGGATCATCATGACCTAATCCATCAGGCAACTGATCATAAAACCACATATGCCCAGCTGCTACGCTTCCATCTCTATTGCTTGGCGCCATAGAGCTAATCGAGCTTAGAAATGGCGTCTCATTTCTACCAACTTTTAAAATTCTAGATTCATAATCAGCGATTTTACCAAACGCCTCACTACTATCTATCAAACCTGCTTTAATCACATAATCTCCTTTTTGTAAAATTTCACAACAAAAGCCGCAATAATCGCAGCTCACCTAATAAACCTCTTTTTGTAATTTAAAGATTTTAAGAAATTAATTTCGTAAAAATGGGTATTGATTTTGTTCTAATTTCAAATATAAGCTAGCTTTTAATGATCATAAAAATTGGGTTTTTAACTCTTTAATTTTTATAATAAAAATTTTATATTTTTTAAAAAATTTGAATTTATTTTTCTTTTAAGGATTTAAAATTTTTAAAATATGACAGAAGTGTAAATTTCTTTTTTAAAGGGGAAAGGGGAGCCTATCTTGACTTCGCAGACGAACAAAGTCCGTCTTTGCGATGAAGGGCTACGCCCTTTCAAAACCCCTAAAGCCCCGCAAGCGGGGTACCCCCTATTATCCGCCCCAAATCTTTTTTTAGTAAATTTAAAATTTTATTAAAAACTAAAAAGAGTTTTTAATAAAATTAGTTAAATCTGTGCGAAGCACAGCAACTTTAAAAGGCTTTTTCAGGGGGTTAGGGGTTGTTAAGGGGGAAGCCAAGGTGTTGCTATCTTTCGTAGCGTCGCAAACGATGATTTACATCGTTTTTGCTGTCACGCTACTCATCTGCCAAAAAGCGCTCCCCTTCTCCCTTAAAAAGAAAAATAAATTGGTTAATTATTCCAAATTTTCGCCACAAAACAACCATTTAAGGTTGTTTTGCTATTGCGAAAATTTTATTTACAAATCTCACCAAGATGAGAGTAAAAATCCACCATATCAGCAGAGCTTGCCTCACCTTTATTTATCTTTTCTATAGCTTCATTAGGGTTGAAATTCTCCATTCTAGCCCTATGGCTATCCATCACATTATCGCTATTTGCTTGATGAGCAAAATATTTATACCATATAAGCTCTAGCCCTTGAGAGCTAAATAGATTAGCAGCCGTAGCTGGGTCTTTTTTGTTTATCTCTTCAAGTTTATGAAGCACCTTACCACGATCAAACCCAGGCACGCTCTTTTCAGCCATAGCAATCTCATTTGAAAATCTCTCTCTAGCCGCCGCTTCATCTAGTAATCTGCGGTCTTCACTACTAAGCTCAAGCTTTTGAGTATCGCTCTGTTTTGGGGTATCTTGATCAGGCTCTTTTGCCACCTCTTTTTGCGGTTCGCTCTGCTCTATATTTGGTGATTTCTCATCATCTAAATTTAGCTCATTATCCAAAGGCTCATCATACCAAGCTGTTTGCTGACTCATCTTCTTCTCCTTTTAAAACACTCTCTTGCTCTTCAAATTCGTTTAATACTGGCTCATTTTTCTTTGCTGTTTTAGTAGCCTCTTTAGCGTTTTTTGGCATTGCTAGCCACTGCTCTTTAGAAAATACCTTATACTCTCTTTTGTTTTTAAGCTTTACTACAGCATCGCCTATTTCACCCATATCGATCTGACCTTTCTCGCCATCAACGCTACTATATACCATCAAACCATTAGTTGCTTTACTAATGATAAACCCTAAAAGCTCATAACTATCTTTTGTCATATTGTCTCCTTTTTATTTTTACCTACTTTTAACGGCAAAATTTTCGCAATAGCAAAACAACCTTAAATGGTTGTTTTGTGGCGAAAATTTGGAATGTGACCCATTATCCGTGCTAAAGTAGCAAACACTAAAGCCCCATAAATGGGGTACCCCGCTTGCGGGGCTTTAGGTGGGTCAAGGGAGTGTAACTCCTTGCCCGCAAAGGTCGGCTCTGCTGACCTGCGAAGTCAAAAATAATAATATAAAAATATATTCTAAAAAATAAACACTAACTCCCACAATCAAATTTACTCTTATCACACTTATCCATCACAGCCTTAGCTTCTTTAGCACTCTTAAATCCTAGCCCCACTTGATCAGCCAATCTCCCAAACTCCCTTACATCACTTTTAACCGCCTTTTCATCTATCACTAGAGTTTTACCCTTTGGCTCTTCTATCCCCATCGCCCTACGCTCAGCTCTGCTTAAATTTAATTCTTGACTTTTATTAGCAGTTGTGGTAGAATTTTCACTAGAGTTTAAAGGCGAATTCGTGCTTTTTGTAATAGGCTTAGCGGATATATCTAAGTCTTTCTCTAATCTTTCATATGTTGTAACTATCCATTTATTTGTTGGTTCTCCATAATAATTAGATTTTAACACTATTTTAGTATCATCTGTTATAATTTGTATAGCTTCGTTAGGTTTTTTGATTATCTCCCCATTTTTTATTATATCAGGCAACTTATTTATAAGCTCTATTGCCCTTGCTTCGGCTTCTTCCTTGCTTAGTCCTTGCTGTATATATTGATAAATGCGTTTATCTAAGATATGAGATAAGCCATAACCCTTATGTTTTATATGGTCTGTTACTTCACCCCACACTAAATCTATATCGCCTAGCTCTTCTCTCTCAAACGCTCCAGCCACTTGCCCTTCTCTTTCGGTTAAGAGCTTTTTGATAGCGTTTGCTCCATCGTGATAGAATTCAGCGTAATTAGTGCCAAATTCTTTAATAGGCTTTATATTTAGCTCTTGTTCGATATTCTCTCTTATATAGCTTGGCAAGTATAATACGCTATTTCTCTCTTTAGCTATATTTTCTAAATCACTATCTTTTAGCCCCATTAATCCACGATTTTTAAGCTGCTTTTCTAAGTCATAAGAGTAATCTTTTTTATCACTATTTATAAATGGATATAGCTTTTTCTCTCTTTTTTTTATCTCATTTTCTAAATATTTATAGAGATTTTCATTGACCCTAGCCTTGCTATCTTTTAGCTTTTGAAATTGCGTTACTAGCTCTTTATCGCTCATTGATTTTATCTCAATTTCTGCTATTTTATCCTTTATCCCTTTTGCTGTTGGCTTTCTTAAATCGCCTATGCCTACGCTTCTTAACTCATCGAAATTCTCTTTTAAATTTTCAAAGGCATTTAAAGCTATTTGTCTATTTTCTCCACTTGTCTTTTGAGTAATTATCTCTTTTATCTCTTTATCGTGTTTTACTAAAAACTCTTTTGTGATATAGTTTGCCATTTCACTAGCATATTTAGGCAAATTTAATTCATCAGGATGAGCCTTAGCAAAATCATCTAAAACATATCTATATAGCTGATTATAAGTTTTTATATCACTATCTAAGGCTTTATTTGTCTTACCTTCTACAAATTTCTTGATTTTTTCTAATCTGCTATTTTTATTTGGCTGCGGTTGTGTTGTCTCTTGACTTTTTATCTCTTTTGGGGTAGAATTTGAACTATCGTATCTGTTGCTTAGAGTTCGGTCTAAGTCGTTTTTGGGCGTAGAAACAGGGGCGACATCAATCTTGTTGGCTGAATATTGCGAAGTCTGTAAAAGCGTTTGCGAGATAGAATTGGCGTTTGGAGATTGATATAATATCCTTCCACCTTGACTTTTTATCTCATTTGGGGTAGAATTCTTGGTATTGGCACGGCTAAGGCTATCTAAGTTGGCACTAGGTTTAGGGCTTAGGGAGCTTTCGGCAGTTTCTATCTGCTTAGCTGATGCCGTGCTATCTTTAAAAAGTGGATTATTTTCAAGCTTACCATTTACTTTATACATAGTTTTAAAAGAGAGTTGCCCCTTTTTTGTTCCTATTGTCTCAACTACGACAAAATGCCCGTTTATTTGTTTTGCACTGATTAAGACTTTTTGCCCATCATCACTAACGCCAAAAGTTCTTTTATCAGCGTTATTTACTATATCAGCGTGGTTTTTTATATCATCTAGCGTAATTGGCGGTTCGCCATTTTTGACATTTACACTATTTTCGCCGTGGCGTTGTAGTGTATGTTTTATAGCGCTTCCATTTAGCGTAATTTTCGCATTTGGCAAGCCTACAAGTTTGCTTACTTCATCACTAGCATTGTCTATCCATAGCTTACTATCATTTTTAATCACTTCTTCCATTAATTCATCTGTAAGTTCGCTTTTTTCAGCCTTTCTAAATGGCTTGGATTTATCCAAAATATCAAGCTTATCAGCCTTAATTACCGCATTTTCTAAGGCTTCATCAGACCCCTTTATCTCTTGATCTGATATACCCTTGCTTACTTCCCACACTCCACTCTCAGGCTCACGCTCTAGGGTATATCCATCATTTTCTAATCTACTTTTTAATTCAGCTGTCATATCGCTATCATCGATTAATTTAAATTGCGTTTTATCGCTACTTATCTCTTCTAAAATTTCATCTTGATTTTTTGGAGTTTTAGCCTTATCACTCTTTGTAGTGCTCTCAAGCCACTCATTACGCCCATCTTCTACGCTCTTTTGCCTATTACTAGCCACCTTGCTATCTAGATATCTCCTAGCCACGCTTATATCATCAGCTATGTAAGCATCAGCAAATACATTAGCTAACTCATCATTAAAGCCGTGATTTTTAAATCTCTTTACCACTGTATCACGATCAAAGCGTGTTTTATACTCCATACTCTTTTGTAATACTCCTAGCACTCTATACCCAGCCATTCGTGGCGTTACAGGCTTATCATCATTTATAATTCTAGTTAGCTCTTTTTCATTTTCGCTTGGTGCGTAAGTTTTATTTATATATATCTCTATATCACTAGCACTAGCCTTTGGATTATCATTAGCAAATTTAGCCACGCTATCATCAATCTCATTTGATACCTTTTCGCTCTGCCCTATAGCTCGATTTATATTATCATCATACTCCTGCCCTAAAAGCCTAGCTATATTTTCTGCGTTCTCATCAGCGCTAAAAGCCTCTTCTATATTATCACTTATCTTTTGTAGTCTCTCATTTATATCTTGCGGGGTGCCTTTTTCTAGCTCTTTAGCTGCTTCATCTTTAGCGGTCTGTGCGTTTTGCTCTAGCGTAGATTTTTGACCAAATCTACTAGCTATCTTATTAAGCACAGCCCCCAGCGCCATAAATCCAGCACCAAGAGCCACACCAGCCCCAGCCCCCATCATAGCCGCACCAGCTACATTTTGTTCATCTTTGTCTTTATAGCTTCCATACTCCATTATAGCCCCAGCCATACCACCGATGGCTCCAAGTTGAGCTAAATCAAAGGCTACATTTGCTCCCTTTTTAAAAGCGGTATTAGCTACCTTAAATCCTTTAGCTAGTCCCACAGCATTTAGCGGGTCAGTTACCATCTCTCCAGCGAAGTTAGCTACATTCCATTTATCAGGATTATTAGCTTCATACGCATCACGACTAGCCTGCAGTATCTTTTGAGCCTCCTTTATATCGTTAGCTTCCTTGCTATCTTCGCCGTAAATTATTGATTTTATCAGATATTTAGTAGCATTAGCAGTTGTAGCCATACCGATATTAAATCTATCCATAGCCGTGTAGCCACTATTTTCAGCCTGTTCTATTAGATTTCTAGCGTAAGTTTTTGAATCTTTAGTATATGATCCTATAGCATTAGCTAGTAAGTTATTGCTATCTATTTGATACTCTCTTTGAGTGCGTGGGGTAGTTGCTATCTCATCTAACTTTTTAGCTTCATTGATTGATTGTGTTAGCTTCATATCAGCTAAAATTTGAGCCTCTTTATCACTATCCCCCACGAGACTAGCTATAGGCGCAGCTACCTTACTAGCTACTATATCTATACCACGAGCGATACTCCCCATGGTCTCATATCCATTTGCGTCCATCTTATCACCCAGCCTAGTGAAAAAGTCCGCCTTTCCTTGCTTTTGACTAACTAAATTCATTCTATTTAGAGCATCTTTATCCCCACTCTTTATAGCCTCATCTTTATAAGCCTTAGCTATGCTTATTATCTCATCTTGACTTCTACCTTGATTAATTAAATTTTGTAAGCTCTCATCGCCTAAGATACTTCTAACCGTGTAAATCTCTGCCATAAATACTCCTTTAAAGCAGATAATTTACCACTATTTTTTCTAAATTTTAGCCATCAATCAATCTTTATATCCCCTATCTTATCTATATTTACCCCACCTTTACTTGGCATAAAATCCATATTAATCGGCACCCCAAACATATATTGAGCCATTAATCCACTATTTCTATCCCCAGTTTTTATAAAATGCTCGAGTAGCCTAGTCTTTGTATAGTTATCTAGCCTTGCTAGATTATGCGCATCTCTTGCTATAGCTGCGTTAGTATTGGTGCTATTTATCTGCGCTTGAGTGGCTTTTTCGTCCAAATTTAGCTTTTTTACCGCCATATCATTGTCAAATTTACGCTGAGCTTTATTATTTATATTTTGCTCTATCGCCATAGCCATCTCATTATCCTTATACGCCCTTTCCCAGTTAGCCCTATCTTCTTCTGCTATAGCCTTAGCCCTATCATCGCTAATCTTGCTTATATTACTTAAGGCTTGACCAATTGCCGCTAGCCCTAGCCCAGTGCCTACTCCCCCATTCATGTTAGGCGCCTGAAGTGTCCTAAGCATTCTATCATAGTATCCCATTTTTACTCCTATTTTTTAACTTCGCAGACTAGCAAAGCTAGTCTTTGCGGGCAAGGAGTTACACTCCCTTGACCCACCTAAAGCCCCACTTCGTGGGGTTCCCCTATCTACATATCCTTAGCATAATCACTAGCCCTAAACCCAGCTGCTAGAGCTTCATCAGCTCTCTTGCGCCTTGCCCGCTCCTCTTCCATTAAGGCTTTATTATAGTTAAAAACATCTTGCGCCATCTTCCCTTGAGACTTTGCCGCCTTATACTGCCCTATCCCACCTAAGATTTGACCCCCAGCATTTAAAAAATCTGTAGCCTTAAAATCCTTAAAGATATTCTTACCAAAATCAATCAACCCACCTAAAATATTTCCTGCCATTTTCTCTCCTTTTATTAGATTATTCCAGCGATTAACGCCTCTTTATCTGTATCACTTTGCGCCCCCATATCATTAGCCATAGCTTCTCCTTTCATAGCCTGTGTAGCCATCGCTAGCTCTTGCTGCGCTTGTAGCTCTTTAAACGCTTCATCTATTAGATATACTGGAGCATTCTCGCCTAATAGCGCCACGCTCATCTCTTTTATCAGTGGCATTATCAAATTTGGATTATTTAGCCCAAGTTGCGCTAGAGTGCCTAGCAGTGTATTTATCTTACTTACTACCACATCGCTACTTATAGTAGTTCCGAAATTCACATTTATATCAAAGTCTATATCACTACTCATTCTCTCCTCTTTACTACCAATGATATTTATAATATCTGGATTTTCAGTTATCTTAATTAGATACTCATCATCTAGATTTTTATATAGCAATTTTACATACTTTTTAGCATACTCATGTAGCATAGTAGCGGCCAAGGATTGAAACATACTTTCTACTCTCACCCCACTAGCAGCATTTATAGTCTGTAGGCTTGTATTACTCCTTCTATCACTAGCGCTTGTTACTCCAGTCATTATGCTATTTACCCCACTAGCTATCTCATACTCACTTTTTATCATCTCTATCTCTGTAGTTACATCATATACTGACCCAGTAGGCAGCAGCGGCGCTACTACCTTGCTTATATCCCCATCGCCACTTAGATTACACCGTATCACCTTTTTACGGCTTAGCAAGTCATTAGCATTTACTATCCCGCCCTCAGAGTTTATAGCAAATTGCGGATCTATAGCATTTTCTATCAAATCTATCTTTTGATTACGCTTTATATTATACTCTTGTTGTAGCTCCTTTACCCGCTCAGGCAGACACGACCCATACACCCCTATATAATCATCATTTAATAGATCTTCCCTACCCACACTTGGCATATTCTCAAAGCAATATCCATAGCAAAAGGGCAACTGATTAAACCACGCCTTCCTAACCTCTATATCATTAGCATAGCTAGTTAGGTCCCAGCCACCCTTCTCCCAGTTTTTCTCATATATCTCTTTTATCAGTATCCGCCTACCAGCCTTTAGCACGGCGTATTCATCATCACTTTTATAAAATCCACTTTTAAACTTCGCCTTGACATCATTTCTACTTTTAGCAAATTTATAGCATATATACTCTACATCATTTATATCACTAGCATATGGGTCAAATGCTATAGTATTTATAGGTATAAACTTAGTCTGTATATCCCCATCACCCCAATACACGCTCACCACCCCTAAAGGTAGATACAACGCCGATAGCACCGCCCTACTAATGCCTATAAAATGCTTATTCTCTCTCCATTTAGCCTTGACCGCCGCTGTGAGTGCGTCCCTTAATGCTCTATCATGATCATCGTTATAGCCAATTCTTGTGATTTCTATAGGACACCCCGAGCCTAAAAAACTAGATTTAAATATACTATGGAGTATATCTATACTTGTCTTAGCTAGTGGCACATAGATTCTAGAGCGCTCTACTATATTTGACCTTTGAGGTGCTAAGCGTCTGCGATGCGCATCATCATAAGTAGCATTATAAACTCTCTCACAAGCTAAGAATCTATCTTTTTGATTTTCTAGTTTAGAGAATGCATCATCGATTAAAAATAGTCTATTTTTTGTCTTTTTCATAATTTAGCCTTTAAATATAAAGCTATATTATAAATGTGTGAATTCGTGATTTTAAATGCGTGGATTTTATTATTTGATTAGGTTTTCTATCTGTTTTAAATCTTGAGTGAATTTATCTAGCAAGGCTTTATTGCCATAATTTATATAAAGAAGTATGAAATCTACTAGCTCAGGGCTTAGAGTATAGTTATGCTGGGTATTATCATCTCTATCATATCTAACCAATATCCCACCTATCCCCCCACCAAAAAACAGCTCATCAAAGGCCTCATCATCTTTCTTTTTATCAGCTTTAGCTTTTTCAAATTTGGATATAACTCTACTATTTAATCCATTATTACGCCAGTTATTAGCAGAATTTCTACTATATCCTAATTTTTCAGCGATATCTTCAAGACTATTTACTTTAAAAAAAGCTTTCATCTCTTTAATTAATTCTTTATCATCTTGCATTTTTAATTCCTAATTTGATTTTATATTATAACACTAATATTTTAAAATGTAAATATATTATTTTTATTCAAAAATATATTTTTTTATATCATTATTCTATTAAATACTATTGACAATCTATTATAAATAATATATAATTATATTAATTTTCTATTTTTTGATATATAAATCACTTTAAAAAGTCGCCAATCCTTCAAATCTTGCAGGCGGCTTCTTAAAGTGATTTGCTGGTATCACTTAAGTTATTTAACATCGCAATCAAGCAGTTTTTAAATCCAGCTTTAGCATACACATCCTGTAATTTCTATTGATTTTTCTAGCTTGATTGCCCCGTTTGGAGGTTTTAGTTTGAGTGCCTTTGTTTCTTTAGATGAGGCCGCCGCATTTCACGGCATCTCAAAGCTAAGCCTCCAAAAGCTTAAAAGCTCAGACAAACGACTCGGCAGAAGTGATAGATTTACTGAGGGTGGCTTAGTGCTTTTAGATTTTAGTAATCCTCTTTATGAGAAGACCACTTACTACTACTACAAAGCACTAGCCGTCGCAGGTAATGAGAGAGCCTTAGCTAGAGCGGTCGCTCTTAATCTAGGCAAAAGCGAACATACCATCTATTCGCTTTTTCGTAGATTTAAGTTTAAAAATCAATACACGGCAACAAAGCTAATAGGTGCGCTACAAAACTACATAGATAGCGCTAGTTTATTTGATGTGAAGGATTTATAATGCAAGATAATATCTTTGAACTACTAAGGAGCTACTCCAAAGAGCAGCTAAGAGATCTTATGTCATCTCGTGGCATAATCTTTAAAGATTTTAAATACCACTGCCCATTTCACGGAGAGGATAAAACCCCAAGTGGCTCCATAAGCTTTAAAAACGGCTCCGCATTCTTCAACTGCTTTGCCTGTGGCACTGGTGGGGACGCTGGTAAATTTATAGAATTATACGAGAAGCTCTCTCCAGCCAAAGCGGCTAAAGTCGCTCTAAATTTCATAGGATTTAATTTTGATGAGAGCCTAAGCGATGAAGAGCTACAAGCTAAAAAAGAAGCTTTTATAAAACTCCAAAAAGAGCAAGAAGCCGCTAGAGCCAAGCTAGAGCAAGAAGCCGAGCAAAAAGCCCAAATGGTGAGAGCCAAACTAAGCAAAATAGCTCCAAATTTCTTACAACAAGCTAAAAATCTTGGAGCCTTAGCTGAGCCTTTTGATATCTTTATAGCTAAGACTGATTATTTTGATTATCTCTTTGATAGATATATAGGTTTTGATCCGCAAAATGATAGCGTAGCTATAGTGATATCCAATGAGCAAGGCGAAGTTATAAATATCAAACACAGAACCAAATTCAAATGGGATAGTGAAGCACGGTGCTACTCAAATGAGCTAATGAGCGGCAAATGGATAGGAGCTAGCTCTGCCTCTGCCTATCCATTCCCAATTGATTTTTATAATGAGTTTGATAGCGATATAGTAGTTATCTGCGAGGGCGAAAAGGACGCTATAAATCTATGTAGCTTAGGGGTATGCGCTCTAACTCTAGGTGGAGTAAATAACTCATGGCAAAAACACAAAGAGCTATTAAGAGATAAAATCGTATATATCTGGTTTGACAATGATAAGGCTGGATATACAAGCGCCATAGCTAGATATAAAGAGATTGAAGCTGTAGCAAAAGCTGTATATATCACACTATTTTATAAGCTCTGCCCTGCAGCACCAGCTAAATATGATATAAGTGATTATCTAGGAGCCAATCAAGCCAAATTTACAAGCAGTGATAAAATAATAGATAAGCTCATATATAGCTCATTTAAGCTCACAAATGACCTAATAGATGAGATAAGCGAGCTTTATGACTGTGATTTAAAAGAGTTTAAAGAGCCATTTAAAAAGGTATCGTTTAATGATATATGTAAAGAGATAATGCAAACTGACAAAGATGGCAACTATCTAAACATTATCCCCGTCAAAGGCGAACTAGATGATAATCAAATAGATTATTTCATCAAGCTATTTAAAAGCAAAGAGCTAAAAGATATCACCGCCGAAGTCAAATCCGCAATGCTAGAAAATAGGCTATTTATAACTCCACAAGCTGACAAAGACTTAGAGCAGTGGGCTAAGGTAGTTGATAAAATTTGCGATTTTCAAAAAATTTTACGAATCAACTACCATCAAACTCATCTAGCTGATATGTGCGATAGCCTTGTAAGAACTATTCGCAAGCTAGGCTATGATATAGCCGAGTATAAGGGTCAGATATACTTTTGGAATGGCAACTTTTACTCTTTTGTAGATGATAGAGAGATTTATAAATTCTTGCTTCATCACTGGATGGGCGCTAGTGGCGTTGATAAAAAGAAAATCACAGATCGCACCGCCACAGAGCTAATAGACAATATCCGTGGTCAAGGCGTGCTAATCGATGCCAAAAGAAAGGAGCCTAGCCTAATAAACAAAAGGGTTATAAACCTTAGAAATGGCTCTATAATCATTAGCAAAAGTGGCAAGATAGTCTTTAGCCAGCATCACAACAAAAAGCTATACGCTACAAATATGTTAGATTTTGACTATAACCCAGAGGCAAAATGCCCAAAATGGGAAAAATTCTTAAGTCAAGTCATGAATGATGAAGACAAATTAACCCTAATGGAGTTTATAGGTTACTGCTTTTTACCTAGCCATGATTATGAATCATTTTTATTTTTATATGGCAAGAGTGGTAGCAATGGCAAGAGTGTAATCTTAGATGTTTTAAGAAGCTTTTTTGGTGAGGATAATGTATCAAATCTCCAGCTTCAGCAACTTGAAGGCCACGAGCTTCACGGCCTAGCTAATAAGATGCTAAATATCGGTAGTGAGATTGATAAACTAGGCGTTGATAAAGGGCAGTTTAGTAACCTAAAAGCCCTAGTATCCCCAAGAGATCAGATACAAATCAACCCTAAAAATCAGCAACCCTACAGCCTAAAGCCTGAAGATAAACCCAAATTTGCCTTTGCTGGTAATGACAAACCAAAGAGCAATATAGATAACGCAGTCTTTCGCCGTATGCTCCTAATCGGCTTTGATAAAGAGATTAAAGATGATGAGAAGATAAGGGGGCTTAGTGAGCGATTTAGCGATGAGCTTGATGGGATCTTCGCTCTAGCGTTAAAGGGCCTAAATCGCTTAGTTACTCAAGGCAAATTCACCAAAGGGCAAAAGATGCGTGACGCCCTTGATGAGTATAAAGACGAGGTTAATCCTACTAGAGTCTTTATCCGTGATGCCATCAAGCCAAATAAAGAGAGATTTACGCCAAATAAATATCTATATCTACTATATTGTGAATTTGCTAAAGAGCGTGGCAACAGACCAATGAGCCAGACCAAATTTACCCAAACGCTAAAAGATGAACTCGCAATGTCAAATATAGATTTTCAAGTTATATCAAGAAAAAGCTCAATTCCTAAAATCGGTCTAGCCTCTGTTGAGCGTGGATTTGCTGGTATTGAGATAAATATTGATTTTGATATCACTAGCGTTACTATAAATAATATGAATTTAGATATAGAGAATATGTCTGAGCCTTGTAGTGTTTTGTAGTGAGTCTATGACTCACTATTCTTAAGGCTTTTTAAATCCTTAAAAAAGTCTTAAGAATAGTATAAGCAAAACTTATCTATTGTGATATTTAAATTACTATTGTTATAAAATGTTTAAGGTTAATGGCGTTTTTTTTGCTAGGATTATCTAATTTTGATAATCCTACCCCCATAAAATCGAGCGGTAACACTTGGTTACACTTTGTTACACTTTAAGAAAAAAAGTGTAACCGCTTCTAAGCCCTATTACAAGGGCATTTCAAAAGCTAGGTTACAGAATTACACTTTTTTTCTATATAGCTATAGAAATATTTTTCTCTCTACTTAAAATTTTTTCTATAGCAATTATAGAAAAAAAGTGTTACCTATAGTTTTCTTAAGCCTTTAAATGCTTATTTTACCTATATTTGCTTAAGGTTACACTTTTTGAAAATAAGTGTAACCGACCTTAGAAACCTTAAGCCACCAAACAGCCATAAAAAGGCACTTAGCCCAAGGTTACACTTTTTGAAAATAAGTGTAACCAAAGTGTAACCGCCCAAATTCAGCTATAAAAAGGATATTTATGAAACAGATAAATGATGTAGTTACCTTCTATGATGAAGATGGTAATCTAATAGGCGTAAGCCAAAAAAATCAAAGAGATGAGATATTAAACACAGATGAAGAGCTTAAAACTCTTAAAAGCGATGAGTTGCCCCCAATTGATATCATGAACGAAGAGCAAAAGAAGGCTTATGAGCTTTGGATAACTTCAGCTACCTTAGAAAACGACTTCACCCCCATAACAGAGCGTAAATTAGCCCAGAGTTTAGCAGAGCACGGCATAAGCGCTAGTAACTCTAGGATCAACCGCTGGAAGCAGAAATTTGGCTGGGCAAAACTGCTAGAGCATAAAATCAATCTAGCAATGATAAACAACGAAAGCCTAAACCGCACGATAAAGCACACAGCATTAGGTGCGGCAGTAGAAAACACCAAGGTAGATCTAGAGCGTAACACAGCTCTACTAGGCACAGCCTACAGCATAGCTGAAATAGAATTAAAAGAGCTATATCACAAACGCCAAAACGGCTCACTAAGTAAAGATGAGTTTAAACGCTTTGAAGCCCTATTTAAAATCATAGCTGATAGAGATGATAGGATGAATGACCGCCTAGCCCATATCGCTACTGAGGCAGTCTCAAGCGTAGAAGTTTTTGAGAGATTAAACCAAATTTCACTAGATATAGAAACCGAATAAAAGGAGAAAAGATGAACCCACTAAAACTATTTAAACCCCTACTAACCCCAAAGGTTACTACCAAACCATATATCTTAGGCGCCGATGGCATAAAATACTCAACCAAATTTTACATAGTAATGATGGACGCCATCTACACTCGCCGTGGTGGCAAACTAATCACAAGAGTAAGCAGATAAAAGGAGAAAAAGATGAAAATAGGCTACATAACACAAAAATCATTTTTAAAAGATAGTGAAACTATCACCTATCTAAGCGGATCAATGCAAGTTTTAGGCATAGCAAATATGTTGGAATTTACTATAACAGAGTCAAATAGCGATAACCCAAACTCGCCAACATATTATATTAAGCTACCACGCCTTAAATCAAATTTAGCTAATAATATAATTATCGGCTCACTCTGGCTACGCACTAGCCAAAGTGGCAATGAGTATATGAGTGGCTATATAGATAGCCCAATCTTTAGTGGTGGTAGAATAGAGATTATCTGCTTTAAGCCATATGCTGATGATAATCCAGCGATTTTATGGAATATAATTTGGGAACCAGCTAAAAAACAAAAAGAGCAAGCCACCCAAACAGCCGTGCCAGATTTAGAACCAACACAGCCAAAAGTTACGCCAAAAGATCTTCATAGCGGCGTAGCAGATGACTCTATCCCATTTTAAGGATAAATTATGTTTATAGACGCAGAGTTAAGACTGATCCACGCTATAGCCTTAAATAAAAAGGCTATAGAATATATAAAAACAAATTTCCCTAAAAGCAATAAAAGAGATAAAAGGATAAAAGCACATAAAATCCTAATCAAAAGGTATAAACTAGCGCTTAAGGATTTACAGCTATGATGCCACATCAAGTACGAACCAATACTAAATTAGCCATAATCCTTAATCGATATAGAGGCGATGAATTTACTGCTATGTGGAAAGCAAAAGCAAAAGTAGTATCTAAACACACACAAAGGATGAGAATTATGTGGGAGAGACTAAGCGAAGGTGATGCGACACTGCCACTATTTGATAACGATTATGAGCCAAAAAGCATAGCCGAGCTTTTTACCCCAGAGTTGCCACAAAGCATAGAGACAGAACAGCCAAAAGAGCAAACTAAAAACAGACACAATAGGGGTACCCCGCTTGCGGGGACTTTAGTGTTTGGTTCTTTAGGGGCGACTTGTTGCCCCGCTAAAAGAACATCAAAAAATAAAAGCCCTAGCCTAGAAGAGCTAAAAGAGCTATTTTGGGCAGAAGAGTTACGAAACCCACCAAGACAGAGGAGAAAACAATGAATAAGATAAATCACCCACCACACTACGGCGGAGATAATCCATATGAGACCATAAAGGTCTTAGGCGCATGGCTAAGCATTGAAGAGTTTAAAGGCTTTTGTAAAGGCAATGTTATCAAATACCTTAGCCGCTCCGGTAAAAAGGGCGATGAGCTAGAAGACCTACAAAAGGCCAGATGGTATTGTGATAAGCTCATAGAGCTACACAAATTTAGATCTCTAAAAGGCTTATAAATGAAAGAAAAATATATAACAATCAAAGAAGCCATAAAACTTCTAAATGTCAGCCGCTCAACCCTATGGCACTGGGATAAGACTAATTATCTCAAGGCCTATCATATAGGCAAATCAGTCGTCTATAAAACTAACGATATAGATAACCTTGCCACCAAAGCTAAACCAAAAACCCTAAACGCATATAAGTAGATTAATCTACTTATATGAGATAGACTAAAGTAAGCTAATTTTATGATAAATTTGTCAAGTTTAAAGTATTGTGCTAAAATACTAATACTTCGCAGACGAACGAAGTCCGTCTTTGCGATGAAGGGCTACGCCCTTTCAAAACCCCTAAAGCCCCGCAAGCGGGGTACCCCATTTATGGGGCTTTAGTGTTTGCTACTTTAGTGGCGACTTTGTTGCCACGCTAAAAGTAGGTAAAAATAGAAAAAAGGAGCAAAAAATGATAGGTCAATACATAACAGTCACAGTTGTAACAGCTTGTCTTATAATTGGCATTTACAAACTATACACTATGAAAAAACCACAACACTAATGAAATTTAGATAATTGTGGTAGAATATTGCTATAAATAGTTTAATCCGTATTAGCTACGCTTATTGCCACCAAGATTTTAATATTTGGCATCAAAAATGGGGGTAGGTAAGTGAAATTTTAATCAAAAAATGCTATATTGAGCTAATTAAATAAAGGATAAAAAATGAAAAAGCACGAAGCTATAATTGCTTATATAGTTAAACACTTTAGAGAGAGTGGAGTTGTAAAAACAAAACTTTTAAAGCTTTTATGGTTTGCGCATAGAGAATTTATGTATGCTTATAGTAAAAATTTGAGCGAATTAAAATTTATAAAACTTCCACATGGGCCAGTGCCAAAAATTAAAGAAGCTCAAAAAACACTAGATCATGAAAAAATATTGTCTAAAATGATTGATGATGGAATATTAAAATTAGAAAATCGTAATGGTTACGACTATTTTTTATGCAATATTGATATAGATGTGGATAAATTTTTTGAGCCAAGTGAAATTTGTATTTTAGATGAAACTCTATATGAGCTTGAAAATCTAAGTGCTACAAAACTTTCAGAGCTTAGTCACGATTCTCAATGGAACGCTTTAAATATGGGCGATACAATGCTTGTAGAAAGTGTTTTTCTTAGAGATGTAGTAGAAATTCCAGAAAGCGAACTAGAAACTTTAAGGGCTAAATATCTATGAATCTTGATGAGATAATTAAGCGTTATGAAATAGAAGAACAAGAGCAGATAAAAGTGGCACAGTGGTTAAAACAATATGGGGAGCCTTTTTATTATAGGCTAAATAGCTTATTGCGTGGCATTGAACTTAATTTGCCAGAAATAAAATCTTTAAAATTAAATGAGAAAAGTCAAATAGTTAGGGATAAGAATTTAGAAATTGTTTTTACTTGCGAAACCAATGAAATAGTTCAGAATAATGAAAGAGTTAAAATTAAAAAATGTATTTTTACAAAAATAGAGATCATAAATACCAAATTTAGTAATTTCGGTTAAATAAATTAAGGCTAAACAAAATCATCAAAAACAAAAAAACAGAGCATTAATAGCTTTTTGCTACCCATTTTATAGAAAATTTTAAGCTATATTAAAATAAAAAGGCTTAAAATATGAATCAAGAGATACTTAACTATCTTAAATTTGCTAAGGATATTAGCCCTGAAATTTTTGAAAATCCTACGCCCAAATTTCATCTAGAGATATTAGATTTTATTCTTAGCAATGGTAATAAAAAGGCGTGTGCGATCTTTCGTGGTGCTGGTAAATCCACTCTACTTAATAAAATTTTTGTAGTATGTCAGCTATTTTTTCACTATGAGCCTTTTACTATGCTAGTATCAGCTGATAAAGAGAAGGCTTGTAACTTCTTAAGAGATATAAAAGATATGATTATTAGCGCTAATCGCAAAGGCTATGCTATAAGCAAGGGCGAGATTTGGGCAAGTGATAGATGTGAAATAATCATAAACGCAGGACTAAAAGACAAAGATGGCAATAGCTTAGAGAGAGCTTGTTTCATCTGTGCTATGGGCGCAGGACAAGACCCAAGGGGATATATCTATCATCACAGAAGACCTAGCCTTATAATAGCTGATGACCTAGAGAGCAAGTTAGGTCAATACGCCATAGCAAATATCAAAAATAGACAAAAGATAAAAGAGTGGTTCTTTGCTGATTTAGCCCCTACCTTACACCCTACAAAAGGCAAACTTGTAATAATAGGCACAATAATCCACGAAGATAGCCTATTAAACACAATTCTCATGGATAAAGAAGAGAACTCTAGGGGGTGGCAAACTAAGCGAATACCAATTATAGAAAATAATAGATCAACTTGGCCATCTCGTTTCCCTATAGAACTTATAGAGGCTAAAAAGGCTGAATTAGCCCAGCTAGGCTTAGAAAATGAGTTTTATCAAGAGTATATGTGTAGAGCCATCAGCCCAGAAAAGCAGCTATTTAAGCGTGAGTATTTACGCTATTTTAAGCGTGTTAATTATGATCTTAGCGCCACTCCAGTATATTATAGCGATAGCGATAGCATTAAAACGATAGAGATCACAGCCTACCCAGCCAAGAGCCTAACACTAGAAAACGGCTCAGAGCTAGAGCTAAATAGATGCACCATCTATACCACCATGGATCTAGCCACCTATGATGGACATGATAAAACGGCTATTGTTACATTTGCGGTAAATGAGTATAATATCTATATTATCGATATTGAGTGCGGGCATTGGACTCCATTTGAAAAAGGGCTAAAAGCTTTAGAAGTTTATTTGAAATTTCGCCCTGTTAGATTTGGTATTGAAAGAGCAGGAGCGCAAAATGACTTCTTCTACACTATTGATCAAGTCCAAAAACGATCAGGCATAACTATCCCAGTAGAAAAGCTAAAACACCATAGCAACGCCAAAAATGTGCGTATATCGCAGCTACATCCAGATTTTGCTAGTGGTAGAGTGATTATAAACGCAAGTTTGCAAAACGCTGGCGAGCTAGAAGCCCAGCTTCTAAGCTTTGACCCACAAACTGATAGCAAATATGATGATATTATAGATGCGGTAGCTTATATCAAAGAATTTACCCGTGGCAGATACTTTGCTAAAGATGATGAGAGTGAAGCTGATAATATATGGGATTATGACAGTTCAGATACTTCGTGGGTATGAATTTAGCTGATCACGCCCACCACAATAGATAAATTTTATATAAAAATCAGCAAAATAAGCTATAATTTTACCATCAGAGCGCCCATAGCTCTGTTTTATACATCTACAAAGGGGGCGCTACTTTTTATAAATTATTTAGGCTCTGTTGTAATTAAATATTGAATTTTAAGCTTTATCTCCCTAAAATATTCATATTAAAAATATCAATAAAGGTGGCAAAATGGCAACTTCAAACGCAGGGCTTGAATTGGTGGCATAGAAAACAAGGATAGAAAAAGAGCAGATTTTGCTAAATCATATACTAAATACTGATTGCATAAGTCAAAGTATAAGCGTGGCAAATAGATCTGCCGTGCCGTTATTGGTGGTGTAAGCTGTAAAAAATTTAAAAAGGAATAAAATTGTCATATAAAAAATATTTAAACAATATTACATTGGGTGATTGTTGTGAGTTAATGAAAAATATTCCTGATAATTATATTTCAGGCTGTATAACTGACCCGCCATACAATTATGAATTTTTTGGTAAAAATTGGGATAATGTAGAAATAGAACGTAGAAAAAATAAAGCAAATAGCAATAAAAATATATTGGTAAAAAATATACCATACGGCAGTGGGTTAGCAGGAGGAGTTAAAAATGAAAGATGGTATAAAAAAAATAGGGATAATATTTTAGAATATCAATCTTGGGTGGAGCATTGGGGAAAAGATTTATATAGAATTTTAAAGCCAGGTGCGTTTATAATGGTATTTAATAGCAATAGGAGTGTGGCGCATATTCAAATAGCACTTGAAAATGCAGGTTTTTATACCAAAGATATGTTTATATGGATAAGAAATAGTGGCATTCCAAAAGGCTTAAATGCTTATGAAAAAATGAAAAAAGATGAGTATGAATTGGCAGAAAATTGGAGAGGTTGGCATAGTGCAACAAGAAACAATTACGAGGCAATATCCGTTTTGCAAAAACCGATAGAAAACAATTATGTAAATAATATAAAGAAATACGGAGTAGGACTTTTAAAAACAGAAGACTATATAAATCATAATGGCTTTCTATCAAATATATTTGAAGGCTATCAAAGAGATAAAAAAGATGACTTCAACAAGCACATAACAGTTAAACCAATAAAACTTATAGAAAAATTAGCAGAGATGATTGTTCAAAAACAAACAAATAATATTATAATTGACCCTTTTATGGGAAGTGGGACAACAGCATTAGCTTGTAAAAATTTAGGTATTCCATATATTGGTTTTGAATTAAATGAAGAGTATATTAAAATAGCAAATATGCGATTATCTTAAAAATCATATTTAGCTTTTAGACAAGTTAAATATTGAACTATATCTATTCCACTATTGTTTATGATAAAATCAAAAGCATCTTTATCAGAGATAATTTGCCAACCGCCGTTCATAGCGGCAGTAATAGCCGCTGGTAGGTTATCATTTCTTAAAATAAGGAAAACTGGATTATATCTCATTTCTTTTAGCATTTTTCCATATAACTTAAATTTTTTCAGCGTTCCACTATCGCCTGAACCAATTCGATATTTAGCATCAATTGCCAAATTACCTATGAAATAATCTACAGGGTGGTCTGTTCCAAAATTAACACTTTCTGGTGGCCTAAAAAATGGATTATTGGAAGTAAAAAACTCCCTAGTTATCAATTCCCAAACTCTTCCAAGCTCTCTATTCCAATATTGCATATTTTGCTTTTTTGTGTCATAGGTTATATCAAAAAAATCCATTAAAATATCTGAGCTAGGAGAATCTGTGGCAAATTCCTTTGAATTAAAATCACTTTTATATTTTGACAAAATATTAACAACTTTTCTTTCCATTTGATCCATAACTATACTCCTTATTTTAATAATTCCGACAAATCAGTTCCTAGAGCTTTTGCAATTTTATAAGCATTTATTAGGGTAATATTTTTTTCACATCTTTCTATACTGCCAATATAAGTTCTATGCAGACTAGATAATTCTGCTAACTTTTCCTGAGTAATATTTAGTGCTTGTCGTCTTTTGCGAACATTTTTTGCAAATGTGTTTAAAATGTAAATCATGATTTATATTATATAAATAAGTAACAAAATAAATCAACACTCTATTGATAGCATTTTTTAGAAATCAATACACTATGAAAACAGAGCCTAAAGGAAATGCTAGTAAATAATAAGATTTTTGATAGAGTGATAGAGAATGAAAAGCATATTTTATTAATTAGCACTTTTTATTTGTCAATAAATCAACGCTTTATTACAACAGAACCATTATTTAAAATCTTTTAACCATTTTATCTATCTTAGTTGGTGCTAGGATTATTAAACATTCCACTCCAAATTCTAACACCCTAACCACTCAACCACCACAGCCACTCACACGCACTAAAAAACCAGCTAAAATTATAAGCAAAGCAAACCCTTACAAATTCGCCATTTTTGCCACTTCATCACTCTTGCCAATCATCGCTCTATTATTTCACTACTTTAACGCGACTTCGCCACTCTTTCCGCTCTTTCCACTTCGCCCACTTCCCACGACACCACTTCCCACGGACACCACGCCGTTTAAATTGCTGTGCTAACTCAAATTTAGCTTAGATATCCCTAATCAAGCAAAGCAAACCTTTAAAATTTCACAAATTTACAAAATAGCGTAATATTACACGCGCGCAATCTCAATGGGGGACACGCCCCCTGTATGATAAGGTCATTTATACACTTATTTTGCCTAGTATCCGCTAATTTCATCGCCCCATCGCCTAGCAAAGCTTAAGCAAAATCAAGGGGTTACAAAATACGAACAAGATACGATTAAGCTATATATAAGAATTATTTAGAATTAAAATTAAGTTTTATTTTATATTTATGTGATTTTTTTATAACAAATTAATATTAACCCATTATTACAATTATAAAAAAGGATTGCTAAACGCCTATTTTATGGATAAATCACTATTTAAACTTATTTTAGTATTGAAAATTATGCTTTTCATAACTTTAAGATTTCATCAATCCAGCCCAAATTCCGCCACGAAATAATCCAACAAAAATCCATCCAGTCCAAAGAAATAATCCAACAAACCTTAACCCACTCACACCACACACCTTACCCCCAAATACCCCCCCCCACTCACACTCAAAATCCCCATTCCTACACCAAAAAAATACCCCACTAAAGCAAATCAAATTTTCCCCACACCACCACACGCCACCCCCTACCGACACTATTATTTATAAACGAAAAAAATAAAAGCCGCCTTAGGCTTTAGCGTTTGATAATACACTCTACCCCACTCTCTCAACACTCCCAGTAAACTTCCACCCACTAGGCGAGTCGTGATAAGCACCCCAAAAATATAAAGCCCCCTGAGCTTGTAGAGTAACATCTATATCCCACGACATATTATTACCATATGCACTACCCGTCCTGCCAGTATCTATGAGTATATGTAATGCCTTTACATCATCATTAAAATAGCACCTTTTTTGATTATATGTAGGCCAAGTGTAGTTAGAACTCACCACACCTTTAATACGGTAAGACCCCCCCCACTCATCATTAAGGCACCTCGCCCACTATTTAAGCATACAAAATTAGTAAAATCTTTTCTATTTACACCACATAACATCATTTTAAACCTCCTATAATATTTGTTTGTAAATTATCAAGCTGCGGCTCAACTCTAGGATTAAATTTACTAAAAAACTCAGGCGTTGCCACACTCATCGCCATAACTAGCTGATATCTCCACCCAGCTGGATCGCTTTTAGCCCAAGTTACTAGCGTAGACCAAGGTATTCCAGTACGCTGGCTTATCTGTTTTGTTGTCATTTCTTATCCTTTTGATTAAATTCAAAGCTAATTTTAGTCCTACTAATTCATAAAAATAAGCTATTTTACATCTCTGCTTCTCATCTTCATAAGAGCCTCTAAGCTCACACCCATATCAGATGCCGCCGCCTTACACGCCATAAAGTCATTCAACGCCACCACCATAGCCCCATCGTCCCCTTTTTCTTTTGCTTTTTTATATCTATTTTTAGCGTTTATTGCCGCACTTCTTAGCTCCTTTTTCTCATTTATCATTCTAAGACCCATAAATCTCCCCGCTAGCTCCCCTAGCCCCATCGGCTCATCATATGCATTTTTAGGATTATTGCCTGTAGCTATGGCTAAGCCTTGCCTACCATATCTACCCAAGGTTATCGATGGCAAAAACTGCTTAGAAAACGCATCTAATCTAGCCGTGAGCTGTTTTATAGCTGGATCGTGCTTACCCACCATATCATTCCCCCAGCTATCTCTACCACGCAAAATATCCAAAAGCCCACCGATTAACCCACCACCACCAGTAATATCATCTATACTACTAAGCCTAAATCCAGCCATCGCCCTAGCAGCGTTGAAGTATAGTCCAGACTCGCCTATTTGAACTTGATTTTTAACCCCAAAGAGATTAGGTAAATAGTTTGAACTCGCCCAATCAGGCAATCTTGAGTTATCAGCATCTTTTTGATCACTATCAAACCAATATGGCAAAGCAGAAGCCCCACTGCCTATCAAAGCAGTTTGTAACATAGCAAATTTAGCTGGATTTTTAATAGCTGCTTTAGTTACCACTATACTAGATTTAACCGCAAAATGAAAAAACGGCAAAACCCCAGTCTTATCAAGCACCTTTAACGCAGGATTAAAGTGAGAGCTATAATCCACATAAGCACTATTAGCATCACTAAAGGCCGCTTCATCACTCATACCCATATCTAAATTCTTCTTAAATCTAGCTAGTTTAAACCACTTATCCTCCCACGCATAAGCACTCCTAGCTACCCTGCCAGTGGCGCTATTTTTAGTTAGATAGATATTTTGCCAAGCTTTGCCTATATAGTATCCTAGTGGATTTTGGCTTTTTAGCGCCTCTTTTGCCACTTCATCATTTGCCATTAGCAAATTTCTCATCTCTATATCATCGCTAGCCGTATCAAGTCCCATCGCTTCAGCTTTAGCTAGTAACTCATTAAAGCCTTTTTTATCACTGGCTAAAAGCTTCATTAGCTTTAAATTCGCCCCCAAATCCCCATGTAAGAAAGCCAAAACCGAGTTGCTTAGCACATTATACCCATGAGTTGCTGGATTTTTCACAGTTAAATTTACCTTAATATGATCTATCACATTTGTATATGGTCTAATGACATCAAAGATACTGCTCACAAGCCCAGCATTTTGTAAGTCATCATACACAGCGCTTGGCACATACTTCCCAGCTAATGCCCCATATTTTTTAACCCCACCGCCCACACTCTCATCACTTACCTTTACATACCCATCTTTTGGCTGATCTATGGCATATTCATTAGCCAAATTTTTAAATAAAATAGCCTTTTGTATCTGAGAGTTTTGTGAATTTAGAGTTTGAGTTACTGCTATTGCTGCGTCTTCTATCAAACCTAATTTAAACCTATCTTCATAGCTTAAATTCTCATCTCTAGCCCTTAATTTACCTATACCAAATCCACCTACAGCCCCATCTTTTTTACCATAATATTGCGAGTAGCTATATTTTATATAATTCTCTTTAGCATTCTCCCCTTTTAGCATTCCTAAAGAGATTAATTGCTCTGCTCTCTCATCTATTTTATCTCTTAGTTTTTGATATGTTGGGCGTAGTTTCTCAGCTAAATTTGGCTCCACTTCTTGCCCATCAAGCATTCTAAATAGCGCTACTCTCTCATCTATCTCTAACTTTACTAAGCTCTCATACACCTTCATAGCTTCCATTCTTGCTACTTGGTTATTGCGATAATATGCTGATTTTAGCCTACTTAAAGCACCTATCTCATCTTGTAGGGCAAAGGCTTTTTCTAATCCCCTTTGGATTTTTGCTCCACTCTCTTGCGAGCCAAACACCCTACCTACAACTCCAGCCCCCTTAATTCCACTCTTAACCCCCTTAGCATATATATTTTTATACGCCCAGTCAAAGGCTTCATCTACTCTTTTTTCCCACCTACCTGCTATGCTGTTTGGATACTCCTTGCCATCAACGCCTTTTAAGATATTTTCTTGACTTTTATTAGCAGTTGTGGTAGAATTCGGCTTAGAAGTCGGTTCAGCGATGAAGCTTGAAGCTGGATCATTACGCTTAGTCTGGTGCAAATCTGCTTGGCTAAGGGCTTCATCTTTTTTGTATGCCGTTAAAACCCATTTATTATTTTCCCCTTTATAATTTAAGACTATTATAGCTCTATCTTTTGGCGTTTCTATTTTTACTCGATTTTCCCCTAATTTGATTATATCCCCATTTTTTATTATATCAGGCAATTTATTTATAAGCTCTATTGCCTTTGCTTCGGCTTCTTCTTTGCTTAATCCTTGCTCCATAAACTCAGCCATTCTTTTATCTAAGATATGAGATAAGCCATAGCCCTTATGTTTTATAGCGTCTGTTACTTCACCCCATACTAAATCTATATCGCCTAGTTCTTCTCTCTCAAACGCCCCAGCCACTTGCCCTTGTCTTTCGGTTAAAAGCTTATCAATTGCTCCTTTGCCATCGTGATAAAACTCAGCGTAATTAGTGCCAAATTCTTTAATAGGGCGTATATTTACTTCTTGACTTTTATTAGCAGTTGTGGTAGAATTCTTAGCTATAAAAGCTTGTTTATCTGCCGATGTCTTTGGCAAAGCATGGGTCATCTTTTCATTGATAACTTGCTTTTGGGCTGTTTGGGCTTTGCCACCCCTTATATCAGCCTGTTTTATTTCTTGTAATTCCAAAGAATAAATAGTATTTAAATCTTTATCTATACTCTTTTTAGCCGTGATTAAAGCGACTGCTTTATTCTCGCCCACTATCACAGGTGCTTCAAAATTAAGCCTTTTTATGCTCTCATGCCCGTTTTTGTCAGCTATTTCATTTACAAAATTAGCATTTTCAAAAAGCTCATCTATTTTATTTGCCACGCTTAAATGCTCTCTTGCATTATAGCCGTTATTTTTGCTTTTTTCTATCGCAGCATCGCTAACCATTTTTTTGGCGCCATCGCTATTTACATAGGCTTTTATATTGCTTTGTTTATTTGTTAATGTTTTGCCTTGTATAGATTTTAAATATTTATAAGTATTAGCTCTAAGTTCGCTAAACGGCTCATTTTTTAGCTCCACATTTGGTTTAGCACTTTCTTTTATATTTTCAAACACCTTTTCATACTCTCCAGCCTTTGCAGCCATCTCTAATATCTCATCGCTTGAGTTATGCAAAGAATTTAGGTTATCATTTTCTACCTTATTACTGCTAAATTTTTGAGTATTGATCTTCTTTATCTCATCACCCTTTTTTACACTATCAAAGCCATTTTTTATCAACTCATCACTCACATCAGGCATCTTACGCCCACTAGCTCTAGCAACCTCTTTAGCAAAATTATTAGGACAAATCATTATTAACTCCTTTTTTATAATGATTTTATCCCTTTAAATTCTAATTATTAGATGTGAATCTTTTTATACATTAGCTGGAATTAATGGCGCATATCTTTTTTTTAGCCTTGTTTGAATGATATTATCTACTAAATTTGCTAGATTTCCTTTGTCGTGGATATATGCCTTAAGCAGTGAGCGAACATAAATTAACGAATCTTCATCTAGCCCCAAATCCGCTGGCATTATATCCCGCTCAAATCTCATCACCACACTAGAGCTCACACCTATTGCCCCATTGCCATTTGCTAGAGCCTCTTCATCGCTTTGATTTGTAGGGATTTGCGGGTCTACTGGCTCCCCACGCAGTGAGCTTAATACATCTTTGACGCTATTAAATCCACCATATAAACTATTGCCGATGGAGTAGGTAGTAGTCGCTATATTTGATAAGCTCATTATCTCCGCTGCCGTAGTCATAGATACCCCAAACTGAGCCGCCATAGAGCCTATAATCCCAGTCCCACTCATAGCCACACCATTGACAAACAAAACGCTTGAATTTGCCGTGCCTACACTCACAACACCCATACCGCTATTTACAGTAGTTACGCCCAAATTTGTAGTGATACTCATACCACTATTTACCATCATAGAAGTTGCCCCCACTCCACTTGTCGCCCCACCACCATTAATTGTCATTTGAGTTAAATAGCACCCACTAGAATTAGCCACCGCTTGTGAAGTCGCTGTAGAAAATGCGTTAGATATACTAGCCCCAATTGACGCTACCCCCATTGCCGCACCAGCGAAACTAGCAATTTTACCACCAATCATTAACCCCTCTTTGCCATACTTAGCCCCAGCGTAGCTTAGCCCATATCCTAAAGCACTTAAAAATATAGAAGATAGCGCCAATGTCCCAGCCGCAGTAGTGATACCTATAGAGGCTAAAGCGCTAGCGCTAGCACTATAAAACCCAGCAGCGCCAGATGCTCCAGCAGCAGCGCCAGATGCCCCAGCAGCAGCGCCAGCGCCAGTAGCTCCAGTAGTCCCAGCTGTAACAGCCGAACCAGCAGACGCAGTCTGAGCCGTACATGTCCCCCATGTAACGATAGTTACCACTATAACTACTATGATTACTACTATAGGCACTAGCTTTTCCCAAGTCTCCTTATCCTCTTCTACATGTAATCCATAATGGCTCTGCCACTGTGTTACGAACTTAAACGCTCCACGCAGTGGCATATGAGTATTTGGGTCAAATGTTTCTATCAAATTTAGCGTAGGGACTTCATAATAAAAGTAGTATGTATGGTCACTATCACCGCTAGAGGTAATAGTGTGTTGCCCCCTCTTGGTGCCTTGTATCAGTATTCTACCATCATCCATATACCCAGCTACTTCACCATCACCAAAGGCAATTATCCTACCAGCGTAACGCCCCCAAAGATATATATCTACAAAGTCATCATCGCCATTAAGCACTAGCTCCCACTCCAAGGTTTGACCTATTAATTTTGTCATCTCATCATAGGTATAAACTCTACTATCTTTTAACTCTCTATAAAATTCAGGCAAATTTTGAAATATATTTATATCTTTATTATATCCAGTAAATATTTCATCTCTTATACTTCCATCAGACCAATATGTATATTCATATATCGGTGTAGCTTGTAAAGTTGTATTAAAGCTCAAATCCCTTATATCAGCCATTCTCTGCCTAGAGCCATCAAGCTTGATTTTCCAACGCTCCATATCTATACTAACATTTCTAAAAACTTTTATAGTTGATTGTGATTTATTTATTATCTTATTTCCATTCTCATCTAGTATCTCTTTAAAATTTTTAGTTGCATAAACTATCTTATCCCACTCAAATGTGCAACTTATTTTAGCTTTAACAGGAAACCGATATATATACTCTCTATCTTTAAATGGATTAAACACAGGATGAAGGCTATGAACCATCTCACCCTGCCCCCATTTTTTAATTAGTGATAAATCTTTATAGCCATATTTGGTAGAAGTAGCGTTATCTACACTTCTAATTATCTCGCAAGTATCGTGATATATGCCACTACTGCTTCCTGGGTCGCCTTGATACCACGCATATGGATTTTGCCCTACGAAAAATTGATTGAGCCCTAAATCATATGGGCTATGATAATTATATGGGGCTCTTGAGCCAGATTTTATATCATACTTATATATAGAATAGACTTGCCCATATACAGGATGATAGTATGAGCCATAATATCTATATTTGCCTTTTCTCATTAGCTGTATATGTAAAAGCTCTACTAGCTTTATAAAGGCGATATTACGCCACTTTATAATCTCCCAAGTCTGCCTAAAAGGGGTATTAAACTGCGTTAATGTCTTATAACCTTTTAGATATGTATTTTTTACTTTTGCCATTATTTTGTGATTCTATTTACCGCATCAAGCATGCTAGTTTGTAACTCTCCAGGGATTGCCATACCACCAGCAGCATACATGCTGACTACATTGGCTAAATTTTCAGCCTCTTTTATTCTTAAATTATCATCAAAGCTTGCTTTCTCTCTATCTACAAGTCCAGCCTTTTTAGCCTCAGTTGCTGTTTGCGCCTTTACTAATGCTGTGCGTGCTGCGTTGAACTCCTTTTCACCTTGAGCTAATCCAGCTTGAATTTGAGTTTTTAGCAGCTCAACTGTAGCATTGACACACACCGCTGTTATGCTAATTGTCATCTCTGAATTTGTCTTTGCTAGTAGCTCTGTAGCTGTTTTGCTATCGATTTTATACTCTGCGAATTTCTCTTCTAAATATCTTTGATTAGCTTTATAGATAGAGTTATCACTCATCACTGAACCAAAAATCGTATTTATAATATCTCCAAACTCATTTATATTCAT